TTAAAGTTTATCGGCGTGGTGCATCAGCACAAACTTATCCCACAATTGCTCTTCCGTTTCGACATGTGCCGGATCTTTCAAAATAGTATTGGGGATCGGGCACACCTTCTGGCAGGTTGGCGTGTCGTAATGGCCTACGCATTCCGTACATTTGTCGCTGTTAATCTCGTAAATGCTGTCACCCATCGAAATTGCCTCATTCGGGCATTCGGGTTCGCACATATCGCAATTGATACAGCGTTTAGTAATTAGTAAAGACATTTCAATGAATTACCATTAAATCATTTTAAAATCAGCAAGTTAAAGAGTTTCTTTATCACTCTCTATTATTTACTTACTGTATGTTGATACAGTGTATTTAACCCTGATAAACTCAGTCCAGTAACACAAAGCCGCAACACATTGCATTTTGTCACGCTGAAAAGACCTGCATGTGTGAGCTTGTTTTCTGTGCCTTCGCAGATAAGGATTGAGAATGCCGCGCACTGTAACACATAAACCGGATAGCCCCAATAATGACGATGTTTTAGCCGCGTCTGAAAAGTGGGATGCCTGTAAACCCCCCTATACCAGCTCACACATGAAAATCTGTGTTGCTGCCGCCAAAATTATCCTCTCAGCCTCCGGCGTCGCCCGCCGTTCCAAATACGAAAAAGAAAATTATCTCCGCATTGATTTTAGTAAAGCAGGTAAGGTGACATTTTACGCTGAGTTCCCTAAAAAGATGGGGCTGAAAGGTAAAAAACTTGGCGAATGGCCGGAACTCGCAATTCAAATAGCCAGAGAGAAAGCATCAGAAATGGCAGAGGGTGGGTTACGTGCTGAATCTGTCCATGCAGCTTTGGAAATGTACCGTGAAGACCTTAAAGCAAAAGTAGACAGGCAGAAGTTGAGTCCTGATAGCTTCACGACCTATGGGGTACGTATCGACAGAATCAAAGCAACGTTCGGGGAGCGTGAAGTATTCAGTGATGTGACTTACAGTCGGCTGGTGGATGTTCTGGATGAGTGGATCGCAACACGTTCCAATAATAACGCGTTAGAGTTATTTGGTGAGCTTCGTCGGTTCTGGAAATTTTGTGCTCCTACACTTTGCAATGGGCGTAACATTGCCGCCAGTTTGCCAGATGATTATGTTTCTTCTCGTGTGCAGAAACCAACCCCAACGCGACTATTTACGGATATTGAATCAATCGCCCGCCTTTGGCTCAATGTGGCTGCCTGCACCTCTATACACCAGAAAAATGCCGTTAGATTCATGATTATTACTGGCGTTCGCCCGATAAACATTAATAACTTGCGCTGGGATTACGTCAACGAGGATGCAGATGAAATCGTTTATCCAGAAGGCGTGATCGGTATGCGCGGGGCGATGAAAACACAAAAGGCTTTCCGTCTGCCGATAACGCCAGAGACCAGGAGGATTATCGACGAGCAGAAAGCCTGGCGCGATTCAGTTCCTGAGTGCAATAAAGATTATGTGTTCTTGCAGCCGCGCGACCCTATGCAAGCATTTTCAAAACGATCACTTGATAAACTGGTGAAAACATACAGCCCGGAAGGGGCGGTAAAGGGTATGAAGCATGACGGGACAATAAAAGGGAAAGAGGGGGCATTTAATACGATGTGCCGTAAATTCCTTAAGAGCAATGTTATTGCCCTGATGAAGGAAAGAGGCTACTCCCGATCAGATAGAAGGGAAGTAAGCCTCCTGTGTCTTCACCATTCCAGCAAGTCAGATGACCCGATGGCAGAACACTACGACTTTTCAGATGAGATTTTGCAGGAAGAGATTGCGTTAAAGCGCGAGGCATTTGAAGCTCACGAGCGGAGCATACTCGCGCAGGTTGCGCTGCTAAGGCGACGGGGTTGAATGACTCTCGATACCCATTAAAAACTATGGACGTGTCGTTGAACGTTATTTAAAACGCAGATAGAATCAAGAAAAATCCTAAATAAATGGAATGTTGTTTATGGCTAAGAGAATCGCATTACTGGGCTTTTCTGCTCTTTTCGTTGCGAGTGTTGCTTTTGCTGAGACCGCGAGTAATTGGATTGAGGTTACTACAGCTGATGATGGCATTTTTTCAGCCAAAAGAGGCACATTTAGAAGTGTAAAAGGTGAATCATCTGCTTTGTTCATGTATCAAACAAAAAATAAAAAAGTTGAGTATTATAAAGTAAGTATTAAAGATGCCGACTGCGATAGTGGATACGGGGAGTTAAAATTCTTCTATATGGATGGGAGATTAGCTTTCAAAGGTGATTATGTTGCGGAAGGGAACAGCGTAGGCGCTGGTGTTGGTGATTTTATGTGTGGTGTCAGAAATGCTGTTAACTCACAAAAAAGTTAAACGAGGGGCATTTGTTAAAAACAATAGCCCCATATCAATATCAGGTTAATACTGGCTCCGACATTTCTGGATAAAAGCCTCCACGTTACGGCGCTCATAGCGAACGACTTTAGCGCTAAATTTTACAGGGGCCAGTGTAGAACGGTGCCGGTGTTCTGTATTCCATTTACATAATGTTTTTTGCGTAATCCCCAGTTTCTGGCATACCTCGTCCGGTGTGAGGAGATCATCAGGTTGTTCAGTCATGTTATTCCTCACTGTTATCGATGGTGATGATGAGCCGCTTCCAGATAGCTGAGACATACTTAGCCTGATGTTTTGCATCGGCTAGGGCATTATGCATGTCACCTTCAAACGGTATGTCCCGGCGTGGGTTGATTCCTATTTGCCTTCCTAATTCGACGATAGTTCGGACATCACGATCATTCCAAAAAGGCCATGGGCAAGGAATCCATTCACACTCATAGCTGGCTCGCAAAATAACGTTATCAAACGTTGCGCCGTTGCCCCATACCTGAACCTTGTCAGGATCAGTGTTCTCACGGATGAAGCAGGTGAGGCTGCTCAGTGCTGTAGCTATGCTTACTGCGGATTCTTTATCGCAAATAGCCAGCCTCACCTCTTCGCTTTGCTGCATCCACCACATAATCGTTTCAGGGTAGGGAACCGCGCCGCCATCTACTGAACTTTTAAGGGTGACAACCTGGTAGAACTCTTTCCCCAGCTCACCGAGAGAGGGATCAAAGAAAACAGCACCGATGGAGACAATGGGGGCATTCGGTTTTGTGCCCATGGTTTCAAGGTCGATCATTAAATTGTTCACGTTATATATTCTCCTGCTGAGGTGCTGCTTCGAAATGCTCGACACCTTTAGCCCAAATGGCCTTGATGTTCGTCCAACTGACTGGCACTGTTATCTCAATTCGACCGCTGCCGTCGCATGTTTCGCATTCATCATCACCAAAACACTCTGGGCAGTTTATAAATTTCGTTTCTGAAAACTCACCGGATAGCACACCCTTTGCGCCGTTCTCGGCGGTTAGCCTCTTAGGCACCAAAGCCAAACCATCTGGAGTTACCGGAGATTTGCCAGACTCATACGCAACGCGCAACCAGTGGTAAAACGCCTCAGTACTTACACATCCGCAATCGACGTCTATCGGCTCATTTTGCTGTGATAGCCACTGATCGAATGTCAACCTACAATCGACACTTTCGTTGGCATCACCAGAATGGTCTACCATGTCGAGGTGTTGCTCGGTATGGTTCCCAGTCTGAAGCATGGCGGCGCGGCAGGCGTTAAATCCATCCGCGTATATTTTTTCGTCCCTCCAGTTTGTCTGCACGTCAGGGTATGTTGTTTCTACCGTAGCTGGTTCTGGCACTACCGTAGCTGGCGGTGCATCGTAAAGCGGAGTTGGGTCGCTATACTCAGCTAACTTCGGGTCGGCAGCATGCAGCAAATAACCCTTGTATGTCATGTACGCCACAGGCTCAGCGCCAAACGCCGATATTGCCACTTCAATCACCTTCACAGCATCAGCCATTGCGTAGCCGAGATTACCGCCGTCGCTTTGTGCCGCTACCTTGCTGAGTATTTCGCTTATCTGGTGCAGGCGCTCGAGTGATACTGGACCGTGCGCCGGGTGGTTAGTTGTCATGCTGCATACTCCTGTTTAATTCCCATGCGCTGACATGCGGTTTGGAAAATTGTGACGTCTTTCTCAATGCCGATAAAATTGCGCCCAGTCTGCTGACAGGCAACACCCGCGGTACCGCTACCCATTGTGAAATCCAGAACCGTATCACCAGGATTGCTGTACGTTTCGATCAGATACTGAACCAGCGCCAGTGGCTTCTGGGTAGGGTGATAGTTTCCCGTCTGTTTGTCGCTCGAGAAGAACTGAACATCTCTCGGGTACCGCTGTGTCGAATCGTATTCAGTTAGCGACAGAGCCTTACCGTAGCACTCTGAATTGACGGTCTTCCTCTTACTGGTCTTGCGTATGTGGCCATCGGTCATCTGCGGGTTATAGGTCGGCTGGCGGCGGTAAAAAACCTCGATGTTTTCATGTGCGCGAAGAGGCTGCTTTTTGGCATTCAGAAAGCCAGTGGCATTCCCCTTTTCCCATACCCATTCCGCTCTCCAGTCTCGTAAGTTGCTGGCAACCAATACGCTGGTAAATGGTTGAGCGGAAAACAACACGATAGCCGCTGTTGGCTTGGCGATGCGATAGAGTTCATGCCACATCACCTGCAGGTCTAACACCGAATCCCAGCGGCACTGGGTAGTGCCGTAGGGAATATCAGCGCAAACCAGATCAACGGTACCTTCTTCAAATTGTGGGAAGACGTCGAAACAATCTGCATTGCGCAGCGTTACTTCTACCATCTCACTCCCCCTTCACGCCAATGCCAGCGGCGGTGGCTGATTCTTCATATGCGCGTTTAGCGGCATTGAGTATTGCTGTCAGTGGCGTATATCCGCCATCCATTCGGATTGTGTTGTGGATGGTCGCCATCGTGTCGCGCAGCTTGCTGTGGCTCTCATTCAGCTCTGCTATGCGCTTCTCTGCGGCTTCCAGCCCATCCAGCAGCGCCAGATAATCAGAATGAAGAACGTATCTTCCTTCTGGGCAGGCTTTCTCTATTGGAAGCCACGTGTATTCATCTATCCCGATGTCGATTCGCTTTACCGGCTTAGAATTTGTTTCACGCAGCGCCTGTTTGTTGAGTGCTGTCATTGGGCTGTCTCCAGGCGAGGCTGGGCGGCGAACTCCGCGAGAAACTTCTCTGCGTACTCGCCAGATAAACCATCAGCCGCTGGCATCATGGAGTTTGCCAGCTCTTCTTTGGTGTCCAGAATCATGCGCACCACGTCGCAGACTTCAGCCAGCGGCTTATCAACGAAACCATGATTGAATGCAGCAGCGAGACGACTGGCGGCATAGTTGATACCCTCATTACGCGCACTGGCCCGCACTTCAGCCAGGAAAGCGTCGTAAACAGGTATCTGCAATACAGCCAGTGAGCGAATCATCTTCTGCACTTTTGATGGGCATTGTTCGTAATGGTCGTCGGTGATGAATACCGCCTCGTTGTGAATTTTATCTACAGCGCTTAATTCCGCCGCCAGCTCCCTGCACTTGCTCTCGGCGTTAGCGAGCTGTACTGCCATGTCTGTGAGTTTTGCCCGCAATCCATCCTCACAATTATGTGAACCGCTCATATCGCGCCGCCATGAAAAACCACAGTCGCAATAAAAAACATTATCTTTTTCGGTTGCGTTCATTCCGTTTTTTCCCGATTGGCTTTTTCGACTTGCTCAATCCACAGCGGAGCCAGGGTTTCTTCTGCCTTTGTACGGCTACTGGCCGGTCCGCTTAGCTTCACGCTGTAATGGTCATACGGGCACCTGATACCACCCCAAACCCAGCCAAGATGATTGGGTTTCAGCGAGTACTCGGGCATATTTCCGCACGTAGGGCATCTTGGTAAATCAGACTGCTTCACGGCGACACTCCATCAGTAGTTGATTGAATTGAATTAGCATTGCGTTACCACACCCATAAGGGAGATCGTTAACGCGGTAAGTAGGGACACCGTTGCACATCCCTGATTTCACAACGCGACCAGTGGTATAAAGCTGGGATATTGCGCCTGATACAGCGGGTGTTTTCTTGTTCAGCCCTCTGGCGACGCCACCGCTGGTGGTGTTTGGATGAGCCTGGATGTATTCAAAAACCGTCATCGCGCCGCCTCCCGCCTCGCCGTCTTATTGGCTCGAAGCATTTCTTTAGAGCGACCTGAGATCACAGTCTTCATCAGGAAGAAGCCGCAACGCTCGGCAATAACACCCTGCGTACACATCAGCACCGTATCAACGACGCGAACATGACGACGAAACTCAAAAACTGTGCTGGTGATAATGATGTTTGCCGCCGCGCCCTTATCCTGGTATTCGATATTCATGAAATAACCCTCGCTATCAGTCGTGCCGTGGCGATGAAGCAATAAAATCCTGCGGTTAAACCAATTCCGGTAAGAGAAGAAAAGAGCAGGGTCCACATCACCAGTTCAGAAACTTTTTTCATGAGGTCACCCCATCAGCCTCGTGACGAAATTCGCGAAGAATTGATATTATTTCAGCCTGCATTGCTGGTGGCACTTCAATGGTCAGCGCTTCGCCAGAGTCCTCTGCACATGAAGAAATAAGCTCAAGAAACTTTCTTGCTTTTCCGGCATTAAACTGAGGATTGGCTATGCTCTTGGTTATTTTTTTCTTTCCTGCCGCTTCTGCTTTCTTCATCAGCCGGGAGGCTTCTCGGTCTGCGTACACACCATGCTCGCGGGAGATACCGATCGCGATGGCATAATTCATAGAACCATCACGCACGAGCTTTTTGATATACGGGGTACATTCGTGAAGTTGAAGGTGTTGCAGAATATCGGACTCAGAACGTTTAACTTTTGCCGCTATTTCTGAAGGACTCCAGCCCTGATTCTGAAGGCGATGATATGCAGCGCCACGTTCAAGAGGAGTAAGCGCCAATCCTTGCGAACTGGTCACCATGAAGGCGATCTTGTCGGCTTCACTACCGACGAAGTCTTTGCATTCCAGGCGCACAATGTCGTGGCCCATTTCGATAGCAGCCAGCGCACCGTGATAGCGGTGATGACCGTCGATAACCTTCACGCCACGCTCGGTAACTTCTACGGCCAGCGGCGGGATGTATTCACCGGCAATAAACGCATCGCGAAATTCTTCAACATGCGCCCGATTGAGTTCACGAACGTTGTAGCCTTCTTCGGCGTAAATTTTATCCAGCGGGACATTGTAGGTTTTGCGGGTAGTTAACCCGGCGTCTTTATCATTATAGAGCTGGCCTAAACTGGGCATAGTTACTCCTTCATGTAGTGGGGGAGTGCTTTGCTATGCGCCCGCAGGGCAGGCGCATAAAACAACACACGGTGGGATTAAACAGAGCCTTCGTAGATAGGCAGGTCTTCGCCAAGCTGGCTTTCCATATCGGTGACGATCTCCTGGAATGCGTGCTCAACAACTTTCTTCGGTTCGATCAGCTCATACCAGAGGACCAACTGACCATCACGCAGGCGGTAGCGGATACGTGCATCGACCTGGTAAGGAGAGCCGTTGTGGAATGGTGAAATTGCCAGGCTGATTTTTTCCGGCATTTTGGTATTACCGGAACCTGATTTTTCATCGCTGAACTGGAACTGGCAGGTACCATCAGAAAGGCGTTTAACAGACTTAAACTCAGATTTGCGAGTCTCCTGGAAGGCCAGAACCATTTCGAGCAGTTCAGTACCAGACGGTCCCTGGTATGAATCACTAACCGGCGCAACATTCTGAATATTGTTTTCCAGGAATTCAGCGAAGTTGATCTGGTCCATTTTGCTGCCATCGTTGGCAGACCATGATTTCCATTCATCGGAGAACGGGCAGTCATAAACCGCTTTATGTGCAGCCCAGCTCGGATTGTCAGCGTTCTGGTGAAAATCCAGCACGGCGACAATGCGCGTTTTAGTTTTATCCGCAAAAACTACAGTACGTTCATCACGGAATCGCTGGATGTAAGCGATCAGCGACCCCGGAGAAATCAGGTTAGCGCTCTGACGAATACGCGACGGAGCCAGTTGCAGAGATTCAAGAGATTTGACTTCAAATCCATCAGGTACAACAACTGATGGAATGTCCGTCTCGGTCTTCAGAGTTGCAGAGACCAGATCACGGATGTCGAGCACGGCGGAGCCTTCAATTTGAGACATTGAATATTTCCTTATCAGATTGGAATGGTTTGTTTGGTGGGTATTACTGGGCCAGCTTGATAGGTGCTGTTTGTGGCGCAGGTTCGATAACCTTTAAATCAAGCTGTGTCTGCGCAGGATCGTCACGCAGTAGATCACCATCGGCGGTTGCAAACATGATGGTATCAGCGCGGTCCAGTTCCGGAATGGTTCGGGTTACTTTTGGCGTGACTTTCATGGTGTTTTCGTCACGGGTATTCAGCATGGCGCAATTGAGCGTGAGAGTAACTGCACCTTTTTTGCCAGTCTCGCGGACTGCTTTGATCACTTCGGCTAACGCTTCGGTTAGTTCAGCATCCAGAGTGCCTTTATTGATATAAGCCAGTTGCTGGCTGAATGGTGTGGTGTTCTTTGTTTCTTGCATAGTTATCTCCAGTTATAAACGAGGATCGCCTTTCTGAGTGAGTAACCTGCATAACCAGCTACGCCGCCAGAAATTAGCGATTGTTTTTGGATTACGAACAGCCTGCACACCACGAGTGACGCGCATCAGGTCGCCGTAGTAAAAATTAACGTTACGGAAGGTCATATAAGTCACCATTTGATTAGGTATCCGGCAGGAGTTGAACCCGCGCTGGGTAGGGAGTCCCAGCCGACACCAGAAGCGGACACATTGAATAAAAAGGGCGGCTATCTGTCAGAACATTATCTTCATCCTCCTGTGAGTTGGTTGAAGACCAGATAACCGCCAAGGCACAGCAACTATTAGAAATTAGTGATTAGCTCACTTTGGTGGTGCGGTGGCCGGTGCTGATCTTCGGCTTGTCTCTATGGACTGCAATTCACCACACCCCAAAGGGAACTATGTTTAGCTAATGAGACGCCTGTCTTTTCACCACTTCAGGCTCGGTGGTATTCTTGGAGTTCTCACACAACCAAGAGGGATGTTTATGGGCGCTTTTGATAATCAGGAAATTACGTTACCCGCATGCCCCGAGTGCGGCACTAAGACGAAGAAGAAAATCGCTTGGCTTAAGTCGAACAAAAGTTTCACTTGTCGATGTGGGGCCACTATCAATGTCAATAGCAGCCAGCTTACTTCCGAAATCAGGAAGGTTGAGGATCAGTTGAAGAAGCTCTTTAAATAGTTCTTTATCGACAGATATCATTTCTTTATCAGGGATTGTTTTTTCAATCTCTGATTTTTTAATTGTGATTATTGTTTCCACGCATGCTTGACCAAGTGCCTTGCGGGCTTCAGAAACACCAGGTGCATTGTCAGAAATAAAACCAACTATTTTTCCACTTTTTAACGCAGCTCTGTACATATCAGCCAGCGCTGCGTTTTCCGCATCCTTCGCAGCATCGCCTGTAGGCTTCTCCAGCAGGTAAATCAGCACCGAAACATCACGCGAGGTTCTCTCATCTACGTCAGGATGAGTTGCTGCCTGTTTATGTGTGGAATATTCCAGGGCAGCATCAGAGGTCAGATTTAAAATAAGCTTATCAACAGTGTTCAATTCACGCTGAAGGAATTCTTTATGGGCGCGTGCAGATTTTAATTGCTCTATAGATTTGGATTTTTGCTGCATCCACTCATACATCTCTTCCTCTGAATAGTCTCCGGCACATACAGAAGGTTGTTTTTTCAACATAATCATCTCCGTAATCGTTACTTACTGCTGGTGGATTCAGCCCAGCCCCCTCATACAGAAGGGGCTGGAATAAATCATTTTGCGCTTGCACACTTCCCCTGCCAGTGTTCCCCATTCACGCACGAAAATTCGTGGCTAACCCTCACACCGACCGGATCGCACCCGGTGATACGTCGCATAAAGCGCAGGGGTCTAAACAGGTTTCATGTGCTGTTCCGACTTTGCTGATTGTTAAAGAGCGGTGTTTCAGAACTCAGCCAGCTCGCAAACTGGCTCAGGTCTAATGCCTGATTGTTTTCCCACCTCAGGCGGCGGTGGTATCCTCTGTTCACCACAAACAGAGAGGAAATTTGAATGCCATCTAAAGAAATTATTGAAAGCCACACTATTGATTTAGAAACACTTCTTGAGCAGCTAAAAGGCTATCCCTTAGATACCCGAGTCTCGTTTAGCGGATTAGATTTCTATCGCGTAAAGCCTCAGGGACCGAACATGATCCAAATCGAATTTAATCAGTCGGTTTATCGCACTGACGAAGACCTTTTGGTGGTTCAAGACCATTCACAATAGCCGCGGCGTATACTGCGGCTTCTGCTGGTGGCACTGGGGCATAACCTTCAAGCTTTACGCCATCCCCGAAGCGCTCGAAGCAAACCCGGTCCTCATAAACCACCACTATCCATTTCGATAACGGGTCGTTGCCTTTGTGTGCTTCGACCTCTGAAGTAACGAATAAGAACTGAAGCGCGTCCTCGGCCTGTTTTTTGACTCTTGCCCACATCTCGTAAACGTATTTCTCTGAGAGCCGATATGGCGGGGCTTTAACGACAGTTTCTTCACCGTAATGAGCCCCATTCTTTTGCACATCCACACCACGAACGGTGGTTGTGATTTCATCCTTCTCTTTCTGCCCATCAATGCCTAACACTGGTGCTGCAACAAATTTGTTCCGGTTAACAATGTTCATACATGCCGACACGCAATCTGAGCAAATGGCAACCTTGGTTCGCTGGATCATCAAGGCCACTTCTCCCTGATTCCTTCCGCAGAATGCACACTTAATGAGTTCCATAATGTTGTCCTGTAGTTTCTGGCTTTACGCATTGCTTGCGAATCATCCCGGTCTTCATATGCCCCGGGCGGCTACTTCGTGGGCGTCCTGCCTGTTCGCTGTTGTTGATAGTGAGTTTAATCTTTCAAACAAAACTGTCAATAGAATTGTTTAAATAATGAAACTTAATGAAATGGGACGAAAAAAAACCAGCACGAGGCTGGTTTGTCAGGAGGGGAGTTTTAAATGTTTAAAGCAAATCCATTTCTACGCGCACGCAGACACCAACTATCTCACAGGTAGAGTCTATCTGTATGGGTTGAAAAGCTGGGTTCAATGGCATTAAGTAGATGTTTGGACCATCAATAGCTAATTTCTTGACTGTAGTTTCATTGGTTCCATTAATGCGTGCGACAACGATTCTTCCATTCGTGGCTTCTACTTCAGGATCAACTATGACAATCGAACCATCAGGTAGCGAAATTCCACTGCCAGAAGGCGCAGACATAGAATCGCCTGATACTCGTAAGGAGAATGAATAAGGAGAAACCTTTGCGGTGGTCTCGATCCATTGAGTAACTTCATCCCAATTCCCTTGAATCATTTCTCTCCAGTTACCTGCCTGTACTGATGAAATTAAAGGAACACGCCGCCGCAGGTCAGGGCCTGGTTCCGCATTTCCTATTGTCTCTTCAATCAAACCGCCTTCAGTTAGCCAGCGTTCGCTTACACCGAGAACACCCGCCAGTTTACTTAAATATCTTGCGGATGGTTCAGTTCCTCCGTTTACCCATTGGCTCACGGTGCCCTTTGACGCGCCAGTAGCTGCCATAAGATGCGTGCTCTTCAGCTTTAGCGCTTTCATACGCCGCGCTATGCGGTCGCTCATGCCTTCAGTGTTCATGTTTAAATAATTAAACAGATTGTTGTTTAATTTCTTGACTATTTTTAGTTTGAAACGTTAAACTAATTTTCATCATTCTTACCTCGGAGAGGAAAATGTTAAAGCGAGATCTAATCAGTCACTTTGGGACAGCGACAGCTGCTGCAAAAGCACTAGGGGTTTCTAAATCCACGGTAAGTCTTTGGAAAGAAATTGTCCCTTGGCAGTACGCACTGCTAGCCGAAAAACAAACAGACGGGGCGCTGACCTTTGATTCTAAGTCATATGACAAGACTAACGAATCCGCAGCGTGACAGTAACCACAGCATTAAGAGGTGAGTCGTGGGTAATCAACCAGAGTGGAAAGTTGAAAAACAGCCAGCGTGGCTGGTGGCCGTGATAAGAAGAACTATCGCCGATTTACCTGGTGGCTATGAAGAAGCTGCGGAAATTCTGGGTGTATACAAGTCTGATGACGTAACACCTGCAACTGATCCTTTGCATAACCGACTCCGCACTACTGGCGATCAAATCTTCCCATTGGGATGGGCGATGGTCATGCAGGCTGCTGGTGGCTCAAACCATATCGCAAATGCCGTCGCCCGGAACTCGAACGGTCTGTTTGTGCCACTGGCAGATGTAGATGATGTTGATAACGCCGACATCAATCAGCGCCTGATGGAATCCATCGAGTGGATAGGCAGGCACTCTCAGTACATCCGTAAAGCTACAGCAGACGGAGTCATCGACGCAGCCGAACGCGCTCAGATTGAAGAGAACAGCTATCAGGTTATGACCAAATGGCAGGAACACCTGACGCTGTTATTCCGGGTCTTCTGTGCCCCTGATGAGGTTTCCAGACCTCCAGACTAATCAGTCTACGCCCGGCTCACAGACGTGACGCAGGAGGGCTTATGTATCAGGACGAATATTTTCACGTGACTATGCCCACGGTTTTTTCTCGTGAGGACGCCCCGTGGATTAAACAGCAGTTAGCAACACTCCCGGCAGGTATGCGGGAAAAAATCGCGATGGCGTATGCGCAGGCGTACCAGGAGGCGTTCGACGCAGAACCGGTGTCTTTCCGGCAGCAGAACGCAGCACGACGAACGGCAAACCGCCGATTGCGAGAGTTTTGCACGAGATATACCCCAGCGGTCAGGGGATATACCTCGCTCCCACCCAGGGTATGAATTTTTGAAACCGGGTTGGGGGAAAGGGGGCGGTGTTGGGTTTTAGCCCGAAGGGCTGGAACAGCTTTACCAGAAGAGATCGATCTAACAGATAGATCACTGTATGGGGTTAAAACGTCGCTTGGGAATCCAGACGTTTAGCCATCCAAAAGGAGACAAAATGATTTATTCAGACGCTAACGAAAAATGGGCCCCTGTTCCAGTTGAGCTTTATTCAAAAGCTTATGAAGTCAGCAATCTTGGGCGTGTTCGCAGCATTCCACGCCTGGCTAACTCTGAATATTTTATTCGTCACATTCACGGCGGTTTTCTCAAAGGCCGTATGCGTAAAGACGGAACCAAAACGGTTACGTTATCCGTTCAGCGTCAGCGCGAGAAGTTTGTCATTGCTGATTTGGTTGCTAAAGCATTCGGGGAGGTACCAGTCAATGCTTAACATCCAGCCTCGTGAGAAACAGATCGTCGCACTCAACATGCTGCGCGGCGCATGGAAGCAGAATAATTCGTTCATGCTCTATGCCCCGGTTGGTTTCGGCAAAACGGCTATTGCCGCGCTGATCACTGATGGCTTTGTCAGCCGCGAAATGCGCGTAATGTTTGTGGCTCCGTATACGGTATTGCTTGACCAGACTGCCACCCGATTCATGGAATATGGTCTTCCTGGCGAAGAGATCAGTTATGTCTGGCGTGATCATCCGTCATATAACCCGACAGCGCTTATTCAGATTGCCAGCGCCGATACACTCATTCGCCGTGAATTCCCGGACAACATCGACCTGCTGATCGTTGACGAAGCCCACCTGAAGCGCAAAAAGTTGCTGGAAGTTATCGACAACCTGACTCGAAACACAAAAACGAAGGTGGTCGGTCTTTCCGGTACGCCTTTCGCCAAGTTCCTGGGTAATTACTATCAGCGCCTGATTAAGCCAACAACGATGAAGGAACTGATCGCGATTGGCGCACTGAGCAAATACGAATTTTACGCGCCGTCACATCCCGATCTCTCTGAGGTAGAAACGTCTTACGTTGCTGGGTATGGCAGCGACTACAAGGAAGGCCAGCTCAGTAAGGTTATGAGTGAAGCCAAACTGGTTGGCGACATCGTGAAAAACTGGCTGGAGAACGGGCAGGATCGCCCAACAATCTGTTTCTGCGTTGATGTGGCCCATGCGAACTACGTCACGATGGAGTTTTCCCGCGCCGGGGTGACCGTTGAAGTCATGACGGCAAGCACACCACATGAAGAACGTCAGTTGACGATCCGTCGCTTCGAGCAGGGCATTACCAAAATCATCATCAACGTTGGTGTACTGGTAGCAGGGTTCGACAGTGATGTTCGTTGCATCATTTTTGCCCGACCGACCAAAAGTGAAATTCGCTGGATTCAGACGCTTGGGCGTGGATTACGCGCGGCCCCTGGCAAAGATCACTGCCTCATCTTCGACCACAGCGGCACAGTTAACAAGCTGGGTTATCCCGATGACATTGAATATGACTACCTCCCTTCGTCATCTGACGGCATGGAAGAAACCCCGCAGCGAGTTACCAAGACCGACGAGCCGGAGAAGTTGCCGAAAGAGTGCAGCCAGTGCCACTACGTGAAACCTGCCGGAATTTATATCTGCCCGAAATGTGGTTTTAAACCGCTGGCCGGGGAAGACGTTGAAACAGACAAATCCCGTGGACTGACCAAGGTCAGCAAAGCGGAAGTTAAATACACCCCAGAGCAGAAGCAATCCTGGTGGTCTCAGATTCTTTTCTATCAGCGCACCCGCGCAGCGCAGGGACGCCCTGTCAGTGACGGATGGTGTGCGCATACCTATCGCCAAAAATTCGGTGTATGGCCGAGAGGGTTACATCACACCCCACAGCAAATCACACCTGAAGTAACGAATTTCATCAAATCAAAACTTATCGCCTTCGCGAAACGCAAAGAGAAACAAGGGGAAGCCGCATGAATACCAAACAAGCCGCAATTGGTCGCTGGGCTGAGATATACAAACACTACGGTCTTCCTGGAATTACCGGGAAAAACCACCTTAAAGGGGAGTGTCCTCTGTGTGGTCGCAAGGGCAAATTCCGTTGTGACAATAAAAACGGTACCGGATCATACATCTGCGTGTGTGGTTCAGGTGATGGCTGGGCGCTGCTGACAGCCAAAACAGGGAAAGAATTTAAGGTTCTTGCCTCTGAGATAGACAGGCTGATCGGCAATGAATACACATCAGATCGCACCAGTGTAAACCCGGCGCGCACCTCGCTGGCGCAGCAGCGTGAAAAGGTAAGTCGTAAATTTGCAAAGCTCACCCCGCTACGCGGTACTGGTGCCGAAGGTTATTTGAAAGGGCGGGGAATTAACTCCCTTCCGGTTGAGAGCATCAGATATTGCGATAACCAGCCCGTAGACGGGAAAAACCTCCAGGCTATTTATGCGCTGGCTACGGATGACAAAGGAGAGCTTTGCTACCTGCACCGCACTCTGCTTGATGGGGATAAAAAGGCCAAAACCGAAGGCTCAGCTAAAAAGATGATGAAGCTGCAGGAAGATAGCTACGTTGAGTACGCCAAATCCGTAGCTATTCGTTTATTCCCCGTAGCCTCGACACTCGGCATTGCTGAAGGCATCGAAACGGCGCTGTCCTGTCATCAGATCACCAAGTGCAACACCTGGGCAACGATGAACACGGCTTTCATGAAGAAGTTCCGCGTTCCTGCTGGGGTAAAGAGCCTGATTATTTTTGCTGACGCTGACCCAAACGGTGCCGGGCATGCTGCCGCATTTGAATGTGCTGCTGCCAACCTGCATGCGAAGAATGATCTGGAGAATGTATCCGTCCGCTGGCCTGCACAGGGTGACTTTAACGATCTGCTGCTAAATGGCTCCGAAGTATTTGAATGGGTATTCCACAGGGGGATGAAGCAGTGAAGAAGCCAGCCAGAAAAAAGCTAAAGGTGTACAAGCCCAAGGTATGCGCTCAGTGCGGTGAGACTTTCACCCCTGATCGCAACCTGCAGAAAGTGTGCGGCCCTCGCTGTGCGATTGACTACAACCGTGCGCTGAAGGCCAGGAAGGTGGAAGCGGAGAGAAAGGTTAGCCTGAAGATTCGTAAGAAGGCTCTCCAGCCTCGTGGGTACTTTGTCAGTAAGGCGCAAACGGCATTTAACGCTTTTATCCGCGAACGTGACGAAGGTAAGCCTTGCCCGTCCTGCGGCACATATCATCCCCCAATGATTTTCGGCGGTCAGTGGGATTGTGGTCACTTCCTCAGTGTTGGATCACGTCCTGAACTGCGTTTTGAAGAGAAGAACGCTTATCGCCAGTGCAAAGCCTGCAATGGTGGTGCTGGTCGCTTTACCGCTAAAAACAAGACGGTACACGAACGCTACAGAGTAACGCTCATCGAGTGGTTTGGTATTGAGTTGGTGGAATGGCTGGAAGGGCCACACGAGGCGAAGCACTACTCACGAGAAGAACTTGAAGAGATTGCGGCTACTTACCGCCGTAAAACCCGCGAACTGAAAAAGCAGAGGGCCGCATGAATTACGATCTTATCTACTGTGATCCACCTTGGGAGTATGGCAACACCATCAGTAATGGAGCTGCTTGTAATCATTACGGAACCATGGGGATTGAGGACTTAAAACGCCTGCCAGTCTGGTCGCTGGCGGCAGAGAATGCGGTTTTGGCAATGTGGTATACCGGCACACATAACCGTGAAGCGGTTGCCCTTGCTGAGTCCTGGGGCTTTAAGGTCCGCACCATGAAGGGATTTACCTGGGTGAAGCTGAACCAGCATGCCGCTAAACGTTTTGATAAGGCGCTGGCTGGTGGTGAGCTGATGGATTTTAACGACCTCTTAGAAATGCTGGAAAGCGAAACCCGCATGAATGGCGGCAACCATACCCGAAGCAATACCGAGGACGTCCTGATTGCTACCAGAGGGACTGGCTTACAACGCGCCAGCGCATCAGTAAAACAGGTGGTGCATACCTGCCTTGGGGAACACAGCGCAAAGCCGTGGGAAGTCAGGAACCGACTGGAACAACTATACGGCGATGTGAAAAGAATCGAAATATTCGCTCGGGAAGAGTGGAACGGATGGGACCGCTGGGGAAACGAATGCAACAACAGCATTGAAATGATTACGGGCCAGATAAAAGAGGTGAACAATGCAGCGTGATATTCAATTAGTTTTGGAACGCTGGGGAACTTGGGCGACAAGTGAAGGGACTCAGGTAAGTTGGTCACCTATCGCAGCCGGGTTTAAAGGGCTTCTGCCGTCAATTGGGAAATCTCGCGATTCATGCTGTGACAATGATGGGATGATCGTTGATACGGCTGTAGGGATGTTAAGGCGGGCCGGAAGAGATGATGAATTAAATCTGATCATGCTGCATTACATGTATAACGTCTCCAAATCGACAATTGCGCGGCAACAAAAATGCTCTGAGGGGAAAATAAGAAACAGGCTGATGATTGCTGAAACATTTATTGATGCCTGCATCATCATGACGGGGGCTAAATTAGAAATGGATGAGTGGGCTCACAAAATAGGAATAGATAAAGTTGCGTAAAAGACTATTCGTTACGAATTTTACCTATTAATATGTTAAGAGTGGTCACTTAGCCACGAACTTAAAAGAATTTGAAACCTCGCTTCGGCGGGGTTTTTTATATTTAAATAGATAGTGCTTGCTGAGTAAGTGAACCAGAGTTATCTGTATGTCACGCCAAATAAATAAGGTAAAAAGACATGCTAAATCAGCAGGATATGACGGAAACGGCAAAAGCTGTTTTCAATGAATTAAGCGATAAACCGGCTACGGCTGGAGAGATTGCCCAGAATACCCACTTAAGCCGCGAACGTTGCCAGCTAATACTTACGCAGCTGGTGATGGCGGGGTTATCTGATTATCAGTTTGGATGTTATAAGCGCCTCCAGTGATGGGGGCTTTTTGCTGTGGAAATGGGCGGCTGGTGGGTGTTAGCGCACCCAGCCAGCCATCAGCTCATGCTTTCAGGTCACAAGCTAACCAAGGCCCACCGCTTTAGCGCAAAAGCAAAGTGAGCCTATCAGAGTTACGCTTACTGATCTATGAAAAATACTGTAAAAATACACAGTGTTGAGTTAGTCAACGCTGATAGCCTGCATTACATCGCCACCCTCCCGGACAACTCCATTGATTTAATCGTTACGGACCCGCCTTACTTCAAGGTGAAACCGAACGGTTGGGACAACCAATGGAAAGGGGATGAGGACTACTTACGCTGGCTTGATAGCTGCCTGGCTGAGTACGCTCGAGTTCTCAAACCTGCGGGAAGCATCTACCTGTTTTGCGGTCACCGTCTGGCCTCAGATATTGAGGTCATGATGCGTAGCCGGTTCAACATTCTGAACCATATCATTTGGGCTAAGCCGTGGGGCCGCTGGAACGGGTGCAACAAAGAAAGCCTACGTGCTTACTTTCCCGCAACGGAACGGATTTTGTTTGCTGAACATTATCTGGGACCGTACACCGGGAAGAAAAACGCCTACGAGAACAAAAGCACTGAACTCAAACAGCATGTAATGACGCCGCTGATTGAATACTTTCGCGATGCGCGTGATGCACTTGGTGTCACAACGAAAGAGATAGCAGAGGCAACCGGGAAGAAAAACATGGCTTCCCACTGGTTTGGGTTGAGTCAGTGGTCGTTACCGAACGAAGTGGATTACCAGAAGCTACAAACGTTATTCACACGGATAGCGATTGAAAAGCACCTCAAACAGAAACTGGAACATCCGCATCATCAGCTGGTGGCTACCTACCAGTCTTTAAACCGCAAATATTCGGAACTGCTAGAAGAGTTTAAGACGTTACGACGTTACTTCTCTGTTACCGCAGCCGTGCCGTATACCGACGTATGGACGCATAAGCCTGTTCAGTTTTATCCGGGCAAACATCCATGCGAAAAACCTGCCGACATGCTGAAGCAGATCATTAGCGCCAGCAGCAGACCTGGGGATATTGTTGCCGATTTCTTTATGGGTTCTGGTTCAACTGTGAAAGCAGCAATGGAACTAGGCCGCCGCGCTATTGGTGTTGAACTTGAAACTGATCGCTTCACGCAGACGGTCAGCGAGATTGAGCAAATCAAAAAAACATAAACGGACACCATGCATCTGGCTGCTGTGGTGACCACCAAATTCAGGCTCCGGGAATCACTCCTAACTTACCCTTTGACATAAGAGCCCGCGAGCCTGATCCCTTTCCATCACACACAGCGCCATCCGAATAATCGGAGGTGAGGTTATGACCAGAATGAGCACCATTTACAGCAGACTTTCATACGGTACAGGCACCTCGCTTGCTGGCTGTGGTGTCTCTGCAAAGGCATACGCCGATACAACAAGACTTGGAGCGTGGATGTTAGCCGACAGAATCGCGGGGTTAAGCCTGAGTGATTGGGCAATTATTGTCGGTATTGCCTGCACAGTGATCACCTGCGGCGTTAACTGGTATTACCGCCGTAAAGAACGGGAGGACCGTCTTAATGGCTATGCCACCAAAGTTGAGGAATAGCGTTATTGCTGCGGTGCCGGTTGGCGCTATCGCAATTGCTTCAGCATTAATTACCGGACCCACGGGTGATGATGGCCTGGAAGGTGTCAGATATAAAGCTTACAAAGATGTTGTAGGTATTTGGACGGTTTGTCATGGTCACACAGGCAACGACATCATGCTCGGAAAAACGTACTCCGAGTCAGAGTGTCGAGCGTTACTTAATAAAGACCTCACCACCGTAGCGCAGCAGATTAATCCGTACATCAAGGTTCCGATCCCTGAAACTACTCGGGGCGCTCTTTACTCGTTTGTCTACAACGTCGGGGTTGGGAATTTCAAAACTTCCACGCTGCTGAGAACTATCAATCAGGGCGATATTAAAGGCGCATGTGAGCAGTTACGGCGCTGGACCTATGCTGGTGGAAAAAAATGGAAAGGGCTAATCACTCGGCGTGAGATTGAGCGAGAGGTTTGCCTGTGGGGTGAGAAGCCACAAAATCTTAGTGATGGGATTGGGCCACTTAACCCAGGAACGCCAGCAACAGTGCCGGGAGTATTCTGATGAAACCCATCAAAATTACGATTGTTGCGATTCTGCTGGTGGCTGTCGTAATCATTATTGCAGTGCTTAGCGTATTACTGGTTCGTAGCCGCTCAGCTCTTGAAACAGAACAGAGTGAGAATCGGGTATTACGTAATGATAACGCGCTGCAGGCGACGGTGATAACTACACAGGCTTTCAACTTCAATCGGTTTAACCAGATAGCAGAGAACGCCAACCGCCTTAACTCGCTGATCGATGCCGGTACTGAGAAAACTGTCATCGAATACCGGGAGATTCTCCGACGTGAAAAGACCTGTGATCTGCCTGTTCCTGCTGATGTCGCTGGTGGGCTGCTCAAATACGCGTACCGTTTACGTGCCAGCGCAATGCACCCCGATACCGGGAACACTAACGCAACCGATGATAGTACCGCTGCCGCCAGCTCAATGACGTATTGTCAGGCCGTCCTCTGGATTGAGCAGTTACTGGCAACGATAGAAAAGGGTAATAACAATTTTTCCGGAATACGGGAAATAGAGAAAACGAGGGTTGCAGGCGGCGTTGTAGTGAAGTGAGAGCTTTATCACTATCTACTGAACTATCAAATGGGTATTCTTTTGGTTCAAATGAAAAAGGAGCCCACATGAGTGATGAAATAGAAATTGGTGAAGTAGTAGCTTATAAGGTCAAGGATGAAGATTTGCTCTTTCTGAATTCCATCGTTAATAAGTTTGACTGTGGTATCGGAGTCACTCTTTTTTCTAATGGCTCTGTAACGACTGGTACGTTAATTTCGGGTAAGCAGTACTATTCATTTGTTGCCGAAAGATTGAAAGAAGCAGGGAGCGTTGGTGAATCTTTAGCTCAATTCTTTGAAAATAAGGGGGCTACGAGCTACACCAGTGATGATCCTGATTTCTCATATCCGAATAATTTTCTTCATCTTGAGAACGTCCATATCAGACAAGATAACGGGCGAATGGCAGCGTTAAATAACGCGATGTTGAGAATCAAGATTGAAGAAATTGATGGGCACATGATAGGTACTGCAAATTAAGTTTCATGTGGACAGCAACCGCCTTCGGGCGGTTTTTTTATAATCATATGACCCATTAGTACGTTGGTGGACGTATGGCAACGCTCAAAGACCTTTCTCAGCAGCTAAAGCAAGTCCAAAAACAGCTGCCGTTTGCTACAGCACAGGCGATGACAAAAGTTGTACGCCATATAGAGACAGCTCAGAAAGTAGCACTTGAACGCCATCTAGAGAGCCCTACACCGTTCACTGTTAAATCGGTTGGATCGGTGGCTGCAAGGAAGAACAACCTGACCGCAAAGGTTTTTGTCCGTGATACTGCCGCCGGGTATTTAGAACCGTTTGAATTAGGTGGTGAACATAAACTCAGTGGTAGCGCGTTGCTCAACCCAAAAAATATCAAGTTGAATAAATACGGCAACCTGCCACGTAACAAGCTCTCACAGCTCAAAGCAAAGCCAAATACCTTTATTGGTGATGTAGGTGGCGTTAATGCTGTCTGGCAGCGGAGAAAAGCAAAGACAAAAAAAGGGAAGAAGAGAGCAAAGCGCTCACCAAACGGTACTCGCAGGGATAAAGTAAAACAGCGGGCACCAAAACTTCTCATTCGGTTTGGTGATGCGCTTCCGGTTCAACCCACGCTAGGTTATATGGATCGCGCTAACACGATGGCTAATGCGTTGCTGCCTTCTGTATTGAACCAGGCAATAGCTCAAGCAATCAGAACCGCTAGGTAGGGTATTCGAATAACATAACTATGAGGATTGAGAGATGAATACAACGAAGGAAGTTCTATTGGCAGCAGCTGAGGCGGCGGAAAAAATTGAAAAGGTAATCAATCATCGTGGTTTGCAGGGACAGGAAGGAGCGGTGATTGAAGCGATGAAGGCGGCATATGAACACAGCCGCCAGGGATTTATTTTCGAATTGACGAAACCAGCTTAAAAGCCAGGTATTGTTGGCATAATTCGTGTTGGTTCATAAACAACTTTAGCAAACACGCCATACACATGGCCGCAGTTTGAACAATATGCAGTTTCAAACCATGGGTCTCCACCGCGGCTTTGTTTATCACTTGGTTCACAAGTGATGTGTTCATTACCAACTATCTGGCAGTCTGGGCAACGAGGTTTGTTCAGAGGTTCAGACATTTTTACTTCCTTGCTGATTGTATAGAAACCTCAGCATACCACTGAGCCTAATGTGGGTAAAAGACAGCTAATTCAACACGAAATCGAAAGCAAGATACCGTTTGGGGTTTTGGGTCCTTCCTGTGACTTTTGTAAGGCACGGGCATTGCGCGCCGCGTTGTTTTCCTAGCTACAAAATTTGAATTTGTGTCCCATGTCCCACCATGGGTGGATCATCTGGCATACCGCGCCAGCGCTGATTATTCCTGTTTATTCCAGTGGGACATTTAAGTGGGGCAATTGAAAAATGTCCCAGGCGAATGTCCCAATCAAAAAATGTCCCAGGTGATGTCCCATGACAACGATGAATCAGAGCCAGTACGCGCAACACTCGGGGGTTGACCGTAAGACCATCGGGCGCTGGATAAAAGCTGGTCGTTTCATCGTGATGGATGGTGACCTGATTGATGTTGAAGCCAGTGATGCAGCGCTAAAGAAAAATCGTGATGGTAAAGACCCGCGAGCCACGAACGCGAAAAAAAAGAAAACACCTGCCGCCAGTAATGACGGTGGTACTGAAATTGAGAAAGCGGCCCAGCAAATTATTCTTACCGAAGGTGCAACACTGACCAGGGAAGAGGCTGCAAGGGTACGTGAAAACTATATGGCTCTGCTGGCAAAGCTTCAGTATGAAAAAGACAGCGGCCAGACAATTGAATTGGTTGCCGCCGAGGAGGTTCTTTTCAACGCCTTTCGCCAACAGCGTGATGCCTGGCTGAACTGGCCTTCCCGAGTGGCACCGTTGATGGCTGCTGATCTGGATGTGCCAGCGGACAGGATGACAGAGGTGCTGATTGAAAATGTCCACAAACATATCTCAGTCCTCGGAGAACCAGAATTTAACCCAGCGGAAGATTGAGCGACTTAGGCTTAGTGTCCGGAAAGGATGGACTCCGCCACCGAGAATTAGCGTTGCTCAGTGGGCGGACAATTTCCGCAAACTAGCGAAAGAGGCAGGCAGTACTTCCGGTAACTGGGAAACCTCGACGGTTGAAATTGCTCGTGGGCCAATGCTGGCGGCAACAGAATCCGGCGTTCACGTCATAACGGTTATGTGCTGTACCCAGTTGATGAAAACCGCGTTGCTGGAAAACCTGTTTGGATATTTTGCTCATCTTGATCCTTGTCCGATGCTTCTGCTACAGCCAAAAGAAGAAGCTGCCGAGCAGTTTTCGAAGGAGCGCATCACCCCACTGGTTAGGGTGACACCAGTACTGCGTAAAATCATTGGTGATTCAAAACAAAAGAGCTCTAAAGAAACCATTCTCTATAAATCGTTTACGGGTGGGTTTTTAGCACTGGCTGGTGCTGGTAGCCCGGATAACCTTGCGCGTCGTCCAATTCGCGTCCTTCTTGCGGATGAGGTAGATAAATATCCGATTACCCGTGAGGGTGATCCTATAGCACTAGCGGAAGAACGAACCGCTACTTTTGGCCTAACCTGGTTGTCTGTCAGGGCCTGTTCTCCCACGGTTGAGGATGAAAGCCGGATAGCGGATAGCTATGCAGATTCAGATCAGCGCCGGGCTTCTGTTGTTTGTCCGCACTGTGGTCATCGACAATTCCCTGATTTCTTTAAGCACGTTCAATGGCCTAAAGAAGGCGATAAACATCTGACTAAGTCAGCCATGCTGTACTGCGAATGTTGTGGGGCTGGTTGGTCTGAGGGGGAACGGTTAAGAGCATTACAGACTATCCGATGGCACCAGACCCGTCCGTTTGAGTGCTGTGGCAATCGTCATTCTCCGTTGATGGACTATGACGCGGCCTGGCGAATTGTGGATGAGGGCAGTGTAGACAAAGTATGGCGCTGGTCTGAATCCGATCGCCACGCCGTATATCGTGCGACGTGCCCGGATTGTGGGCGTGAAGCCGTTGATAACCATCACGCCGGATACCAGGCATCAAAATTATTTAGCCCCTGGCAGAAAGATAAACCATCTGATATCGCTGAGAAGTACATCAAAGCGAAGGGGGACCCGGATAAAGAGCAAGCCTGGTGGAACACCCAAATGGGGCTACCTCACAGGCCAAATCACGGTAAACAGCTTCCGGTAGATATTCTTCTATCTCGTCGTGAGGTTTTCCCAGCAAAAGTTCCGGATGGCGTTGCATTGCTGACGGCTGGAATTGATACCCAGGACGATCGCTTTGAGATTGAAGTAATTGGCTGGGGGAAAAACGAAGAATCCTGGTCCGTTTCGCATGATGTTATTTATGGCGATCTTGAAACCGATGAACCATGGCGGCGGCTTGATGCGTACCTTAAACAAGTATGGCGTAGGGCTGATGGCAGGGGACTAACCATCATGGCGGCCTGTCATGACTCCGGCGGTCACCACACTCAGAAAGTTTACGAGTTTGCAAAAGAACGACTCGGGCGTCGTATCTGGGCCATCAAAGGCGAATCAGCACAGGGTGGGAAACGAAACCCTGTCTGGCCAACAAAAAGGCCATCATCGAAAAGCAAGGCGCAATTCAGGCCAATCATTCTGGGGGTTAACTCTGCGAAGGATGCTGTTCGTGGTCGCCTACATCTTGAGCCGCCAGCGCCTGGTATGCCTGCTGCTGGCTACATGCACTTCCCGGAGGATCGGGACATCGGTTATTTCAACCAATTACTTGCGGAACGACTCGTATACAAGGTGGTTGCTGGACAGCGCTTTAGTGTTTGGGAGCCTATACCCGGTAGGGCGAACGAGGCACTGGATTGCCGTGTTTATGGTTACGCCGCGCTCTGTGGGCTTATGCATATGGGGCTGAAGCTGAACGTTCGGGCAGCAAATCTGGAAGCTAACCCAGATAAATTCCTGCCAGCTCCCACTAAGCAGGAAGATCAGATCAGCTACGAGTTACCCGGAGTTGTCATTGAAGAAGCTGCACCGGTTAAGCGTAAGCGAATGTCACAACTTCTGCCGAAATAAGGAAAATCATGTTTAACCGGAACACCAGTCTGCTGGCTGGCGCAATGACTGATGCTCAGCTCAGAGATGCGCTTGCGAAAGCTCAGCAGGCTTACATTGACTTAGCAACCGGGAGCCACGGTGTTTCGTTTTCCTATTCTCAGGGGGACGGAACACGATCCGTATCCTACCAGCAAAGTTCGCTGGCAGACTTGCTGGCTCTGATCCAGCTCCTGCAGGCGCAATTGGGGATTATCTCGCGTCCCCGTAAGCCAGCGAGGTTTAGATTCTGATGAATAAAGTACAGATATTGGGCCCTGATGGGCAACCTATGCGCCCAACTAGACCATCAATGCTGGTGGGCGGAAGCCGCGTACCTTATGACGCTGCTGATTCATTCAGTGATCAGTTGGCAAATTGGCAACCTGCTTTGTGGTCTCCTGACAACGAAATCAACATTTACCGGGATCGCATTGTTTCTCGCGCTCGCGATTTAGTTCGTAATGATGGTTGGGCAAACGGTGCTGTAACCCGGTTGTTGGACAACGCCGTCGGCGCAAATTTCCGACCCATTATGAAGCCTGATTATCGGGTTCTCAGAATGATTACGGGAAACAAGGCTTTTGATTCATCCTGGGCGGAAGAGTATGGGAAAGCGCTGGATGGACACTGGCGAACATGGAGTAACGACACTGGGCGCTATTGCGACGTAGAACGGAAGTTAACTGTATCACAGATGCTGAGGCTGGGATTTCGTCACAAGCTTATCGACGGTGATGCTCTGGCTATTCTCCAATATCGAACCGATCGACTTGGTCGTGGCAGAGGTCGTTATGCTACCACGGTTCAGATCGTTGACCCTGACCGCCTTAGTAATCCGCAGCAGAATTTTGATATGCCGAACGTTCGCGGCGGTGTTGAAATTGATAATGACGGTGCGCCAGTGGCATATCACATCAGGGAAGCCCATATAGGGGACTGGTGGAGCGGTGCTAAAACGATGACTTGGCAGCGCATCCCGCGCGAAACTGCATGGGGGAGACCGCATGTAGTTCATGATTTTGACCATGAGCGTGGTGCTCAGCATCGCGGTAATGGCATTTTGACCCCAGTGATCCAGCGTCTGAAAATGCTGGTCAAATATGACCAGAGTGAATTGGAAGCGGCGATTCTTAACGCAATTTTTGCAGCTTATATTGAGTCGCCATATGACCCTGCGATGGTTCAATCTGCTTTAGGCGAAAACTATGATGAGTCTGAAATTGGCGCATATCAGGATGGACGAGTCGAGTTTCACAATGACCGCCGGCTGACACTTCAGAATGGTGCTCGGATGCCCATTCTTTATCCTGGTGAGAAAATCACTACGGTGAACGCGGCCCGACCTTACAGCAACTTTGAAGTATTTGAGTCGGCGGTTCTCCGCAATTTTTCATCTGGTACTGGGCTATCTCCGCAGCAGGTGACGCAGGATTGGTCCGATGTTAACTACAGTTCTGCTCGTTCATCGTTGCTTGAAGCCTGGAAAACACTAACCCGCCGCCGGGATGATTTCTCGACAGGTTTTGCTCAACCTATTCTCACCGCCTTTGTTGAAGAAGTTCACGACAACGAGGATTTACCTCTGCCTGTAGGTGCACCGGATTTTGTTGATGCCAGAGCAGCATATTCACGTGCCCGCTGGATGGGGCCGGGAAGAGGCTGGGTTGATCCCGTGGCAGAGAAAAAAGGTGCAATCCTTGGTCTGGATGCTGGCCTTTCAACTCTGGAAATTGAAGTGGGTGAAAACGTTGGTGAAGACTGGGAGGAGGTTCTCGATCAGCGGCAGAGGGAAATCGAATCCTGCCTTAAACGTGGGCTCCCATTGCCTAGCTGGGCACAGGCTGACCAGTTTGCTAGTCAGACAATTACCGATCCGGAGGAAAAGTGAATCTACCTCATTTGGCTCAGCGGCTATTTAATACCCCGCTGGCCTTACACCCGAATAAAGCCGAAGTCATTATGGCCGCTGTTATGGACCGCTTCGGAATCTCTCGGGTTGAATCATCCATGGCAATGATCGACGAGGACAGTTACGGATATGACGATAACCGGGGCCGGGAAACCAAACGTGACCCTGGTTATGACAACGTAGCTGGTGTGGCCGTTATCCAAATCACCGGAACGTTGGTGCAGAAATTAGGCTGTTTGCGTCCATACAGCGGCATGACGGGTTATGACGGAATTCGCCAGGCATTTCTAACCGCGCTGGCAGACCCCGAGGTGGATGGTATCTGTCTTGATATTGACTCACCTGGTGGTGAAGTCGCCGGGTGTTTTGACCTGGTGGACGAAATCTACAATGCCAGGGGAGAAAAGCCGATTCATGCCATCCTCACCGAGAACGCTTACTCGGCGGCCTATGCTATCGCCAGTGCGGCAGACCGAATTTCTGTTCCTCGTACCGGCGGTGTGGGTTCTGTAGGTGTTATTACGATGCATCTGGACTGGACCCAACGTATTAAAGAGGACGGTCTGAAGGTCACGATCATTACTTTCGGTAGCCGGAAGGCGGAAGGCTCACCCTATCGGGAGTTGTCTGCTGAAGCGCTGGAAGCTATCCAGCATGATATCAACGCCATGGGGGAATTGTTCGTGAACACGGTCGCCCGTAACCGGGGGATGAGTGCAAAGGTTATCAAAAATACCCAGGCTGCCTGTTTTATGGCGGCTGACGGCGTAGAAATTGGACTAGCTGATGAGGTCTGCACTCCTGATGCTGCGTTCAGACATTTACTTCAAGTTACAGGAGCCTGAGATGGCGAAGAAAACTTTTAATTTTGCTCACCTGATGGGGTTTGGCAAGTCAGCATCTGAAGAGGATGAAGACAAAAAAGCCAAAAAAGCGAAGGCTCGTAAGGCAGAAGAAGACGAGCGTGACGAAGACGCTGAAGACGATGATGAGCGTGACGACGACGCGGAAGACGATGACCGCGACGAAGACGCTGAAGACGGCGATGGCGATGATGACGAGCCGGATGCTGAAGACGACGATGGCGATGATGGCAAAAAGAAAGACGGTAAAGCTGCTCGACAGGCTCGCGCATCTGAGCGTAAACGTTGTGCCCGTATTTTCGGCAGCAAGCATGCTGCGGCTAACCCAGCACTTGCAGCTTCACTGGCTTTTAATACCGGGATGAGTTCGGCGGCAGCAATTAGTGTCCTGGCCTCTTCAGCTCCGGCGCAGCAGCCACAGTCGACCAATAAGCGCTCGCTTGATCAACGGATGCAAGAAAATCAGGTTCGGCTTGGCCCGGATGGCGGCAAATCCTCTGCGGGGAAATCATCGCTGGTGGAGAAAATGACCGGCATCTATAACTCTACGACAGGAGCGAAGTAATGGATCAATTTGGTCAGAACCCGTTTGCACCGGGTATGAAAAGTTCTCTATTTGTACCAGATCAACTGGTCGCAGGGAATTTGCAACTTGTTACGGATACCGTGACAGTCACTGGCGGGGATTATAAACGTGGCACAGTCCTCGGAATGATTACGGCAAGTGGTAAATATACCGCTTGTTTGAAAACAGCCAGTGATGGAAGCGAAACCCCATGCGCAATCCTGGTTGATGACGTTCATGCTGCTACTCACGGCGATCAGTCTGGTGGTGTTTACCTGATGGGTGAATTTAACCAGAACCGCATCACGATTGACTCATCCTGGACCATTGCTGATATGAAAACTGCACTAAGGCTGCAGGCAATCTTCCTGAAAGACAGTAACCAGGCTCCGGTTTCCTAATTTAAATCCCTTTCAACAATTTCTCTGCTTTTTGCTTTAACCGGCAGGGGATCACTTATTCCAAATTCCTGCCGGGCTAACCGGCATTATTAAGAGACTGATTATGGAAAATATTTTTGATACCAGTGTGCTGGTACAGGTCGTCCCTAACCTGAAAACCAGTCAGAACTGGCTGCTTGATCGCTTTTTCCCGAATGTTGTGGAATCCCAGACGGAAGAAGTGGCGATTGACGTGGACGTCGGCCTGCGTCGTATGGCACCGTTCGTCTCCCCGCTGGTGGAAGGTAAGATGGTTGAATCCCGTAAATACCAGACCAACAGCTTTAAGCCTGCTTATATCAAAGACAAGAGGGCACCAGACCTGCGTAAACCCATCCGCCGTCAGATTGGTGAGCGAATTGGTGGGGAGTACACCGCAGCAGAACGTGAAATGTTGAACCTGCAATTTGAGATGGTCGATCAGATTGACATGATCAATCGCCGTCTTGAGTGGATGGCGGCTAGCGCACTAGTCTCCGGTACTGTTACGGTTACCGGGGAAGGCTATGAAACCAAAGTGGTGGATTTCGGGCGTTCTCCAGATTTGACTATCACCCTCAGTGGTTCGGATAAATGGCCGCTGACAGTTACTGCTGGTGCTACTAACACCCAACCCTCGGATGATATCGAAGCCTGGCAGACGCTTTTCCTGAAAGAATCTGGTTCGGTCGCCACTGATCTGGTTTTCACTAGCAAATCATGGCGTGCGTTCCGCTTGGACACCACCATCAAAGATAACGCTATCACATTCCCGGCGCTCAGCCCGTTTGGTAACCAGATTAATGCCGGTCCACAGGTGATGAAAGGCGCAATTTATAAAGGGCGCTGGGGTAATTTTGACCTTTGGTTATATAACGACTGGTTCATCGATCCGCTCGACAACGTTGAAAAGCCAATGATCCCTGATGGTGCCGTTATTATGTCTGGCGCTGATCTGATGGGTACTCGTGCATTTGGTTTAATTCTCGATCCTGAATTTAACTACGCACCGATGTCTTATGCACCAAAATCCTGGGTGAATCCGGACCCTGCCCAACGTTTAATCCTGATGCAATCTTCCCCGCTGGTTATTCCGAGCCGGGTAAACGCATCCCTATGCGCGACGGTGGTCTGATATGGCTAAAACAAAAAACACGCTGGTCGACGACCTGAATGCAGAAGGGACAGTCGATAATGATCAGAATATTGACGAACTGAATGTTAGTAGTAGCGTTCAGGTTCCCCAACTTCATGACGAAAATGATGGCGATTCATCTGATGGCGATGAACGTGAAGAATCTGCGGACCCTGAGTACGTCGTACTGAAGGGGAATTGCATTCGTCACGACGGTGAGAATTACCGGGAAAACTCCCGAATTCCGGTCTCCGGGAAGGATGCAGATCGTCTGCTGGCCGCTGGTGTGATTGCAGACGTCCTGGTCATTCGGCAGCGTGCCTTATCGGCAGTTCGTGGTGTGAAAATCACAACGGAGTAAGCTGATGGGCGTGAACTGGGATTTACATCTCTTAAGCCCGTTACATGGCATTTTTGGCGATGAGCATGAGTACCGTCCTAGGGGCGGTACTTCTTTTCTGATTAACGGTATTTTCGATCGCGGCTATTCCGTCGTTTCTGAAAATCTTGACGGTGATTCAGCCATAAATACAACGAGCCCGGTTCTAGGTGTGCGCGATGCTGAGTTCACTAACTTAGGCAGAGCGCTCCCTGCTGTATCCGACCGTGTGTTTATTAAAAACGTTGGCGGAAAGCCTGTGAATCAGTTGTTCGTCGTGATGAACGTTGAACCAGATAGCCATGGCGGTTCAAAACTTGTACTTAACGTAGCGAAACAACGATGAATGCTTCAGACATTCGAAAGATGGTGGTGCTGGTGCTGACAAATACCACTGACGCGGCTGCTCGTGTCTTTTCTCCGCGTGACTGGCCTACATCTCCGGTGGAATATCCCGCCTTACTCATCCAGACCCCTTTCGACCATAAAAAGGCGATGGGGCGAAATACGCCGTCCTTCACTACCGTGACAACTGTCCGTATCACTGGTCGGGTACAGGAGTATGACGGTGAAACGGATGATGATGGGGCGATGCGAGCAGAGGTGGCGCTGGAAGACTTGCGTGAGCAGGTAGAGCGAGCAGTCATCAACAGTTATGAACTGACCCGGAAAATACAAAAGTACGCCGAAGTTCGCTCAACGATCAATGTTGATGCAGACGGCGAGGCTCATATGGGCCAGCTGCTGTATGAAATTGATATCGAACATTACCAGGGGCCGGAAGATTTCTACCCGGTTGAAACGGTTCCTCTGGAGGGGATTGATATCACGATCGTTGTACCGGATGGCACCCCGCAACCTGGGATTAGTATCAACCTTCAGGAGTAAATCATGTTTTTAAAACCGAATAACGGGCTCAGCGTTCGCTGTCCCGTTAAGGGCTCCCCTTTGCCGAAAGAAGGTGCAGAGGTCCCGGATAATACCTTCTGGCGTCGCCGTTTAAGTGATGGCGATGTGGTTGTGGCGAAGCCGAAAGCCGCTGCAAAAAGTGATTCACATAAAAATGAGGGAGATACTGAATGACTGTTCCATTCGCTCGTGTTCCCGATAATCTTCGGGTGGGGCTGTTTTTCGTTGAGTTTGATAACTCAATGGCGAATAACGCCACAGCTACGCAGCGCACCCTACTTATCGGTGGGATGCTGACTTCAGGCTCAGCCACAGCTGGTATTCCTGAACGCGTTTCCTCCCCTGATACGGTTGGTGAGCTTGCCGGGAAAGGTAGTATTCTTCACGCCATGATGACGACGTATCAGAAAAACGATACCGCCGCAGAAGTCTGGATTTTACCACTGGCAGAAGACCCGGATTCGATGACCGTTGCAACGGGTTCGATTAAGGTCACCAGCGCACCAACGGCAACCGGTGTTATTTCACTGTACATCGCTGGTGAGCGGATTCAGCTTACCGTAGTGGCAACGGACACCGTCGCTTCGATTGCCACGGCTCTGGCCGCTGCAATTAACGCAAAAAGTATCCTCCCGGTAACTGCCACCGCGGCAACTGACACCATCACACTGACCGCAAAAAACCTCGGACTGGTTGGAAATGGTATTGATATTCGCCTGAATTATCTTGGCTTACCCGGTGACGAACGTACACCTGCAGGTCTGGAATTGACTATTACCGCGATGCACGACGGTGCTGGCGCTCCCGATCTTACCGGGGCACTGGCAAACCTTCAGGACCGTACTTTTGACTTCATTGTTAATCCATATGATGACACCAGTTCTCTGGATGCGATGAAAGAGTTCTTATCCGATATCAGTGGTCGCTGGGCGTGGGATAAACAACTCTACGGTCATTCTTTCGGTACTACTGCCGGGACCTATGCTCAGTTGGGCACAAAAGGAGAGGTGCGTAACAACCAGCACGAAACCCTGCTGGGCGTGAACAAATCACCATCTCCAACCTGGTTATGGTCTGCTGGGTATACAGGTGCTGCGGCGGTCAGCTTGCGTAATGATCCGGGGCGTCCTGTTCAGTCTCTGGCTATTTTGGGTGTGCTGGCTCCGGCACTGCAGGACCGTTTTGAACTGACAGAGCGTAACAATCTGCTGTACAGCGGCATTTCTACTTTCACTGTTGATGATGACGGTACGGTTCGTATTGAAAACCTGATCACCACTTATCAGAAAAATGCTTACGGCGATGCGGATGATAGTTATCTGGAAGTTGAAACACTTTTCAGCCTGATGTTTGTCACTCGTTACCTTCGAACAGCAGTAACCAGCAAGTTTGGGCGGATGAAGCTGGCAGCTGATGGTACCCGCTTTGCTCCCGGTGCCGCGATTGTTACCCCAAACATTATCAAAGCTGATCAGATCGCCGAATATGGAAAGCTGGTGTGGAACGGGTATGCACAAGACAAAGAGGCATTTGCTAAAAACATTATTGTTGAGCAGAACGCCAAAAACCCTAACCGCGTTGATGTGTTGTGGCCTGGTACTCTCATTAACCAGCTACGTGTTTTCGCGTTACTCAACCAGTTCCGCACTCGCGCTGAATCAACAGGAGCTTAAACGATGGCAGGTGATACTTCTAACCGCCTGGCGGGGACCGCGTACGTCACTGTTAACGGTGTGACGGTAATGGTTGAAGGTTCTTTCAAATATCAGGTGTCAAAGGTAAACCGCACTACCTTAGCTGGGATGGATGGTGTTCATGGGTATAAAGAAAAGCCTGTAGCACCTTACATTTCAGCCCGTTTACGTGATAGCGGCGGGACTAACGTCCAGGGTTTTAGCGAGCAAACCAACGTCAACATCGTTGCCGAGTTGGCAAATGGTAAAACGATTATTGGTGAAGGGCTCTGGACGGTAAACGTTCAGGAAGTGGAAAGCGAAGATGCTGTGTTTGATGTTCGCTGGGAAGGCCGGGAAGTATCGGAGAACTGATATGGCTGAATTAGAACGTGTAAAAATTATCCCTCTCGTAAAGCCTCTTGAGGATACGACGAAAAAAATGACCTATCCGGAGCTTGAACTAAAAGCTCCGACCCTCAGCCAGGCCGAGCAGTTTTATGAAAAACAGGCTGCATCTACGTCTCTCGCAGCAATGCGTTTACTAATTGCGATCGTAACAGATACGCGTGAAAGCGTTCTGCAGCCGATGGACTTCATTGATTTTCGCAAGTGTGAGGAGTATCTGCTTAGTTTTTTGACCTGGAAGGCCTGACGGCCTGGCAGGAAGAGGCAGCTGATGTAACTTTCTATTTCCGATGGACAGAAGATAGGGCGTGGGGGATGACCCGCGCCCGATTGAAATGGTGGATAGCCCAGGCATCCCGGATCAACAAACTCAGGAAACCTGAAGACGATGAGTAATGTCTTTGATTTTGAGCTGGTGGCTAATGATCAGGTTAGTGATGTTATTGACCGTATCAACGAAGCTATCCGTGGCCTTGAACCCAAACTCGATAGAACCAAGGAAGGGCTTCAGTTGGGTGGGCAGGAAACAGTTGATGGGCTAAATGGCTTTATTTCACGCTTTGAAAATCTGTCTAAAACGGCCAGGGATAACGTGCAACTTATCGGGGATATGGTTCCTCCATTGAAAATGGTGGGGGAACTTTCCGGTAAACTTGGTGCGCTTGGGGTTGTTGGTGCTGCCGGTTATGGACTCAAACAGGTTGCCTATGGCTTTCGGGAAGCGTCCAGGGAAGCATACAATCTTGATGTGTCTGCAAAAAATGCAGGGATGCGGATTGATGAATTCTCACGGCTTGCTGGTGCAATGCAAATTAATGGCTCTGCAAGCGAAAGTGCCAGAACTTCTATTGAGGGGATAGCAAAAACACTAAAAGAAGCTAATAGTGGAGCAAACAGCCAGGCTCTGGGGGCAATGGCACAGATTGGCGTACAGATACAAAAAAATAAAGATGGATCTGTTGATGTACTAAGAACACTGCAGGAGATAGCCAGAGTGTTTCCTACATTGCGTCCTGAACAGCAAAAGTCATTTGCGGATGCAATGGCTTTTACCCCGGAAATGCTGGCATTAATGCGTGAAGGGGCCAAGCTAACAAATCTGTTGGCAAAATCGGATAAGTTTGGGCTAACAATTGATCCTGAACTTAATAAAGAGCTCAGCGACATTAACGGTACTATGAACGAGCTCAGTGCGTCATGGGATGGGTTGTGGCAGCGTTCGAAAAATAAAGCGCTTAAGACCATTCTATCGGATGGTTCAGTCAAAGACGGACTTGAAGGTGTTACCGATCTGTTCACTAACGGTGATTTTACTGGACTATCTCACGCACTCGGTTTTATCAACAGCGATGATGCTGCAAAACTTCGCCGCATTCAGAACGATAAAGAGCTTTATAACAGCCTGCCCCGAAGTGAACGTGGTGCAGTAGATGCCGGAATTTACACTGACGCCGTCAGTAAACGATACGATGCGAGCTACCAGGCAACGGATAACGCACTCCAGTTGCAGGACGATATATCAGTTATTACTCGCCGGGATGCGCCTGGTAATAGTTATGTGCCTTATAACCAGGGGGAGCAGTATGATTCAATTTTTAGTGATGCAGGTAAAAAATGGGGCGTTGACCCACGATTGCTCAAAGCTGTCATGATGCAAGAATCAGGGGGTAACCCTAATGCTACAAGTAGTGCTGATGCTTATGGGTTAATGCAGATAATCCGACCAAACTTCAAAGCAACCGGGATAACGGACTGGACCGACCCAAACCAGAACATTAATGCTGGAGCACAAATTTTATCCGAAAACTTACTGAGGTCAGGCGGCGATGTTCCTTTGGCGCTTCGATACTATCACGGGGGATATGACACAAGTCGCTGGGGCCCTGTGAACCGGGCTTATCCTGATGCGGTGCTCGATCATTACCAGAAAATTATCAATGAAGAAAAACAGCAAAGTGATACTTTCCCTGACAGTCCGGTGAACGAACAATCCTCTGGAGACGGAATCATTCAGCCAGAGTTGCAGCGTTCGGGACCAGATAAGACCCTTACCGATAATATTACACGCTCCTTCATGAGTGCGATGGCTGAGCAAAAATTGAAACTTGAGATCACCATGATCGACGGGAAGGGAGGGCGTAGGGAATACAGCGCCGAAGATGGGGGACGGATAACGTTACCCATGTCTTACTGACCATTTTCAAGTGTCATTGTATATACGTTAACCGCCAGATGGCGGTTTTTTTATTTCAGGAGACCTGATGCCAATTATCCAGAATGCAATAACTGCACTGATGGGGGGCGGTGACAACGATGACTGGCGGGGATTAATACGCTCCAGTTCCTTTCGTGGTGTTCCTTTCGCCATGGTGATGGAAGAAGGTAGCCATGGCAGACGTCAGGCTGTACATGAATACCCTTATCGGGATACGGCCTGGATAGAGGATCTTGGTCGGGGAACCCGGCGTTTTGTTCTCCGTGGATTTATCATCCAGAACAGTCAGGTTTACGGTGGTGGTGATGTTATCACTCAACGTCAGTCGCTCATTGCTGCCTGTGAAAAAAAAGGAAGCGGTACGCTGATTCATCCAACGCTCGGTGAATTAACGGTATCTGTTCCTGAAAATGGTCTTCGTATCTCTGGGTCGATGGAAAACGGCCGGGTATTTGAATTCACCCTGATGGTCATTGAATCAGGTCAGAAAGTTTTTGCTATAACGGACAGTGCTGCTGCCGGAAATTCAGTCCGGACTAACTACCTGAAACTGGTGAGCACTGCTGTAGCTAGCACACTTGCACGCATCAAAGGTGAAATTCGGGGAGTTACTCAGGCTATTAAAACCATTAAAGGGACGGTGACGTTCTGGACAAACATGGTTGATAATAGTATCAGCGAGGTCACAAACCTAAGTAATGTCCTGAACTCCACATTTGGAAATACACGATACGGGCGTTATAAAAAGGGATCAGTCGGCGGACGTTCGCCTGCAATTGCGGGTAGTGCAGCAACAGTTGATGTGGTGGATGATCAGGGCCTCTCAGACCAGGTGACAGCCCAGTCGGTAATGGACCGCAAAAACATTACAGATACTGTTGATGAACTGAATAATTCATCAACTGCTGATGAATTTGTTCAGGGTATTTCTGATGTTGTTAATTCCATTCTGAACAGTGCCGGTAGTGTGAATGAAAGGATTTCAGCTCTGGAGAAACTCGCTAATTCTACAAGCACTGAATATCAGCAATCTGAAAGTAGTAAAGCAATTTCCGCAACCATCAATACGTTGATTATTGTGTTGTGTACTGGAGCAATGACCAGCTCAGCAGCCGATGCAAACCCGACTAGTCGTGATGAATCTGAACAGTTAGCGCAGCGTGTTTCTCAGCAGTTGGATGAAGCATTGTTATTAGTTGGTGATCGTGCAGATGATGAGTTATATAATGCTCTGCTAAGCATCAGAACCGCTTTTATTTCTACGATGATGGAACGCTCGTTGGGATTAAGTGATCTGATGCTGGTGACAATGACTCAGCCTATACCCGCACTAACCCTTGCAAATCGCTTATATCAGGATGCTTCTCGTGCCGATGAATTAATTCAGGAGGCGCTTGTTCCGCATCCGGCATTTATGCCGCTTACGATGAAGGTGCTTAGACAATGAGTAAAGACAATGATCAGGATGTCGTATCACTTACAGTTGGCGGCAAAATCATTGAGGGCTGGGATTCTGTCCGTGTAACAAGAGGAATAGAGCGTTTCCCTTCTGATTTCGATCTGGGTCTGATGGACTATTATCCCGGCAGCGACAATAAGCAGTTGGTTGAAGAGGGCATGTCTTGCAGCGTCACTATTGGCGATGATCTGACTGTTACCGGTTATGTTGATGACTGGGAACCAGCGATATCACGCTCTCGGCATGAAGTAAGAGCCACGGGGCGCAGTAAATGTCAGGACCTTGTGGATTGTTCTGCTGAGTGGCCCAATAACGTTATTAATGCCAGTAATGCGCTTGAAATTGCTCAGCGCCTGGCATCGTACTATGACATTCAGGTTTCTACTGATGTCGATGACTTAATTAAGGTACCTCAATTCACAATTAACTGGGGTGAATCACCACAGGAAATTATTGAAAGGGTGGCCCGGTGGTCAGCATTGCTCTATTACGACCAGACTGATGGAAATTTGCTTCTGACTCGTGTTGGCACACGACGGGCCGCAAGCGGTATTGCAGAAGGCGTAAACGTTGAACAGGCATATTATCGTAGGTCAATGGCGGATCGGTTCTCGGACTATGTTGGCGTGTCTATGGGAATATCACCGATAGCCGGATTTTCACCTGATACAGCATATGACGCGGTAACGCTGGCGACGGCAAGGGACCCTGAAGCTGCCAAAATGCGTTATAGAAAGCATATTTCTATTATCGAAAGTACGTTGATGGCCTCGCATCAGGCACAGCGTGCAATAGATTGGGAAATGAATCGTCGATATGGACGCTCAAAACAATTATCTGTAACCATCGACTCCTGGCGGGATAAGGATGGGAAACTTTGGGAGCCCAATACTCTGATCCCGGTTGACCTTCCAACACTGCAACTTCCTGATACTGAATTACTCATTGCTGAAGTCACTTATATGCGAGACGACAACGGAACACATGCGCGTCTAGCGCTGATGCCGCCGGAAGCTTTCGCCATCCAGCCTTATGCCTTTTATCAGCAGATTCCAGGACTAAATACATGAACCAGAATTTGAAAAAAGCAGCAGTGCGAATTGCTGGGATGCTGGGGATTGGGCGGATCACATCTCAGAAAGACAGTGGGGAAATTCAACAAGCTCAATATCAGACTCCATTGGAGGTTGCCAGTGCGCCTCGGATGGCTGACTTCGGTTTTTCCTCCGGGCTTCCGGTAGGTACTGATGTTGTTATTGCCTTCATCGGCGGTGATCGTTCAAGCCCAGTAATCATTGCATCAAATCATCAGGGGTATAGACGAACTGGGTTGAATGAAGGGGAAGCAGCCATCTATAACAAATGGGCGATGGAAGTGTTGCTCACTGAAAAGGGCGTCTTTATTGATGCTAAGGGGAAAGACGTAGAAGTAAATAACGCCACGAACGTAACTATAAATGCCAGCGAGGGAATATTGGCAAATACTCCGGTTTTAAAGTGTACCGGAGACATTATAGACAACTGCGAGAGCAATACCCGAACGCTCAAAGAGCTCCGTGATGCTCACAATGATCATGACCATGTAGTTAAAAATGTTCAGAAGGGTAACGACGACGCTACCAGTGAGAAAACAGAGGAGCAGGTTAAATGAGTGATTTTTCCTCCTTCTGGAACGTGGACGAAATGATTGCCGACTGGCAGGAAGGCGCGGGGATGCTATCTACCGATAATGACCTTCAAACGGTAATTCTAATCAGTCTTTTTACCGATCGGCTGGCGCGTTCTGATGATAACTATGGAGATAGCGATCGTCGTGGCTGGTGGGGTGATACAGGTGAAGATCAGCAGCTTGGTTCACGGCTTTGGTTATTGCGCAGGGAAAAACTGACGACCAATGTGGCAATAAAAGCTGAAACATACGCGCTGGAAGCTCTTAAATGGCTGAAAGATGATGGGGTTGTAAGTGACGTTATCCCAGTAGCCCAAATCGTTATGCCAAATCGCTTGAACCTCACTATCCGGTATTTATCTCCGGGGCAAAACTGGCAGGAAAGCAGGTTCTACTGGATATGGGAGAAACTTTAAAATGCCCTTTAAACGAAAGACTCTGACTGAGTTACGAGATGAAAACCGTAATTTTCTTCAGGCCGAACTAAAAAACGTTGGTGCGCTTCTCCGTTTTGCCAACCTAAAGGTTGTTGCCGATATGGATGCGGGGATGTCCCACCTGCATTACGGCTACCTTGATTATATGGCGCTGCAGTCCAACCCGTTCACGGCAACTGGTGAATATCTGGCTGGATGGATGGCCTTAAAACGTGTCTACAGGAAACCCGCCAGTGCCGCTAAATCAAAAGATGTGAAAGCGGTCGGGGCCGGAAACCGCATTATTCCCGCCGGAACGATTTTAAACAGGGGGGATGGCTATCAGTACACTGTAACCTCGGAAATCAAAATTCAAGATACCGGGGAAGGGCATGGAGGAATCACCGCTGTTTTGCCTGATGTCACGGATGATGTTACCGGTGGGGGCGCTAATGGCAATGCAGATGCAGGAACGGTACTCACGCTTGATGTAAACATTGCAGGAGTTGAGGCTCAATTAACGCTAATAGAAGCTGCTATAGGCGGCGCTGATATCGAGGATGAAGAGGCTTTTCGAAGTCGTGGCCTGCTCTCATGGCAAGAACCTCCACAGGGGGGAAGTGATACCGATTATAAAAAATGGGCGCTGGAGGTCTCCGGGGTCACGCGAGCCTGGGTGAAACGTAGGCTTAATGGTGCAGGGACGGTTGGTGTGTACATCATGTGCGATGGAAATCTTAATGACGGTTTCCCTGTCGGAACTGATGGGATATCACAACTTGAGGAGTGGGGGGCAGTGAAGGCATCCGGTGATCAGCTAACTGTAGCCGATCATATCTATCCACCTCAGACAGACACTGCGATTATTTTTGTTTGTTCACCAATCAGGAAAACCATTAATTTTGAAATTGCAGGTATTAAGGATGCAGATAGTACAGTAGTCAGTAATATTAAAGAGGCATTAAAATCCCTATTTTTTGATGAGTCGAATCCTGATGGTTCAGGGAAAATTGATTTGTCTGATATTAATAAAAGTATCAGTAATGTAGACGGAACTAAGGGGTATATCCTTAACAGCCCATCATCAAACATTACTTTTGAAATTGGTGAGATTCCAGTCCTGGGTGAGGTGAAATTTGTATGAGCCTGTATTCCCAAAATGATTACGCTACTGCGCTCGGTGCGTTATTGCCGACGGGTAGAGCATGGCCGAGAACAAGCAAGACTGTACAGGCTGCAGTTTTACGTGCATTGGGTAACTCCTTTCAGCGTTCTGATAATGATGCTGTGAACCTCATCACTGGTGCTTTTCCTGCGACTGCAACTGTCATGCTATCAGAATGGGAAAGTACTCTCGGTTTACCAAATGACTGCTCTATTGGGGAAATTGGTGGCATCAGTGACAGGCAACGCTCAGTTGTCTCTAAATTAATAAGCACTGGCGGCCTAAACCGAGATTATTATATTCATGTCGCAGCAGCATTAGGTTACACCATCACGATTACACAGTTTCGGCCTGCAATGAGTGGGATGTCTGCATGTGGTGATGCGTTGAATGGCGATGAATGGCCCTTTACGTGGAGAATTAATGCTCCGGAAACAACTGTTAAGTATGCGTTATCTGGTGCTGCGTATTGTGGTGACCCATTAGCTTCGTGGGGGAACAAACTGCTCGAATGCGCAATTAATAAGATCGCACCATCCCATCTGAATCTTATCTTCAGTTATTCATAATTAATTATTTATCATAATTATTATCACTTACCAGTGAGGATTAATCATGCTCAGAATCGGGCAGGTTGAATCGTCGGCAACAGCAGACGGTAAATATACAGACGGTAGCGTTGCTGGTGGCATTGCAGCAACACGACTTCGCGCAGCTGCGTTTAACGCCATTCAGGAAGAGCTGGCCAACATTGTAGAGTCAGCAGGAATGACACTTTCCCCTGATGATATGACACAGGTGCTTACAGCATTAAAAAAACAGTTCCTTAGCCGTACTAACCCATTTGCAGATATTAAATCTGATGGTACGGCAGCGGTAGCTACGGCTCTCTCAAACCTTGGTCTGGGAGAAGCGGCAAAAAGGGATGTTGGGACCGGGACAAACCAGATCCCCGACATGAGCAAGTGGACATCGCTGAAAGCGGATTACGGGTGGCGGTTGACTCCAGACGGATTTCTGGAGCAATGGGGGCGCGGTAATTATGGAAACGGCGATGGAGATTTTGTCATCCCATTCCCGAACCGTTGTGCGTTCGTTTTAATTAGCTCGGATCCGAATGACACGTCATATGCCGAGATTTCACAGGCATTCCCTGTCAGTAACTCAAAATTCAGAGTTGGCTGCGCAACCGCAGAGGGTAATAACGTCAATCCGGCGAATTTGACATGTAACTGGTATGCGAAGGGGTGGTAATAATGAATATTTACTTTTATAGCGCGTCAACGAATCAATTTTACCCGACAGTGTTACTCGACGCATACCGTGCAAATGGCGTTTTGCCTGATGATATTAAGCCCGTCGATGACGATATGGCTCTGGAGTTTTTAGGTGTACCATCGGAGGGAATGAAGCGTGTTGTGGGTAGCAATGGGCTACCCACGTGGGGAACTGCTTAATTATCTGGCTGAGGCGGTAGGGAGTCTCTACCGTCACCCACTTTGATGTATGCACGCAACTGCTTGCGGTAATCCGTCCACGCGGTCAGCGCAGAACGAACTTCATCTTCTGTAGTTCCTGCATAATCAGCGTCTTCTATCTGCTCATTCAGTGCAGTGATTTTTGCCGTAGCTACGTTGTACTCAGTCTGTGCCAGTGTCATATTTTTCTGTGCCAGCTCTTCTTCTGATAATTCTGGTGGAGGCGGAGCCGTGAACTTTCCATCTGTGTAGAACCATCCAATATCGGCAGCACCTGCGCTAATCCTGATCGCCTCGATATCGTCGCCAAAATCTAAATCAATTCCATCCCACACGATGACATTAACAACAGTTCTGTTCTCTACAACAGCATATAAGTCAGCCATTACGCATACTCCCAGATGATTGCAATTCCGCTTCTTCCGGATAACCCAGGAACTGAGTTTGCCACTGTCGCACCACCGTTACCGCCAGCGCCATACCCACCTGGTCCGGATAAAATTGACGAACCGCCGATACCGGGTCCGACGGATGCACCGGCAATTGTTGGTGACGCGGAAACCCCGCCCAGTCCTGAACCACCGGAACAATTCAGGTCACCTCCTGTGCCTGTTCCTCCCTGATTCCCTGCGCCCACTATTGTTGACGTGTTATTTCCTGTGCCCACCGCGCTATTGCCCAGAGAGCCACCGGATGCTGAAAAAATAGAACCGAATGACGTTATTCCTCCAGATGAGCCATTCGCCCCATTGGCTGACGCACCGTTACCTCCTGCGCCGATAGTCACTACCACTGACGAAATGGATGACAAATCCACCCATTTTGCTGCGTATCCTCCAGCACCGCCCCCGCCGCCAGCAGCATTAAAATTCTGTGACGATGTTGCCCCGCCACCGCCGCCACCACCACCTACAATTTGCACCCACGCAAATTTGGCACCTGACGTTGGAATATAGGTTTCCGATGACGTGATAATCCTGGGGCGACCAATCAACCGGCCTACAACGCCGTTATTTACCAAACCAACCTTTTAGAAAATGCAGTTATTCCGTTCAGGTGGCATGATCACGGCTTTTTACAGGGCTATTTCTCATGCTTATTGGCTATGTACGCGTGTCAACAAATGACCAGAACACTGCATTACAACGAAATGCGCTTGAGTGTGCAGGATGTGAGCTGATTTTCGAAGATAAGATCAGCGGTAAGGTGTCCGAAAGACCAGGATTAAAAAAGGTGCTCCGGACGCTATCAGAAGGCGACACGTTGGTGGTGTGGAAGCTGGATCGCCTCGGTCGCAGCATGCGACATCTTGTTGTGTTAGTGGAGGAGTTGCGGGAGAAAGGGGTTAACTTCCGGGCCTGACGGATAGCATTGATACGAGTACGCCTATGGGGAGATTCTTCTTTCATGTAATGGGCGCGCTAGCTGAAATGGAAAGGGAGCTTATTGTCGAACGCACCCGAGCCGGTTTAGAAGCCGCACGCGCAGAAGGGAGGATAGGTGGAAGGCGACCAAAGTTTAGTGATGATGGGTGGGCTCAGATGGGGAGGTTGATAAAAGGTGGCATGGACAGAAAGCAGATAGCGATCATATACGATGTTGGTATTTCAACGCTGTATAAGAAATTCCCTGTAGGAGGTTCATGATCCCGCTACAGCACTTTTTTAACATCAAGCCGTAGCGGACAGAATTTTATTCACTGACTAACCAGAACTCAGCCTCTTCAAACATTTCCTGAACAGTCCTGCTTATCTGTTCTTTCTCATGTTTGCTGGCGTCAGTGTTGATCGCCGGCAATGTCATCATCGGTTTTACCCGGACATCAGCATCTGGGAAAATCCGGTGAACCCTCTTACTCAGTTCGCCCAGAATGATATCTTTTGCACCGGGCAGACCATCAAAATTCCTTTTGTCATAAACGAGTTCTACAAACATTGAGCACTACCTCTTTACTGGATGGATATACAGTATTTATACTGTATTTCTATCCGTCATTCAAGAGAGGGCACTGACATGGGATTCCCATCACCTGCGGCAGATTATGTTGAAACACGAATCTCCCTCGATCAGCAGTTTATTCGTCATCCATCAGCAACGTATTTTATGCGGGCGGCGGCTTCGTATTATCGTGAAGGGATACTGAACGGTGCGCTGCTGGTTATCGACTCATCCTTATCGCCATGCGATGGTTCGTTGCTGATATGTGCGATGGATGGAGAATTCAGGATTAAGCGTTACCGGGCGCACCCGAAGCCGCACCTGATAAACCTGGAGAACGGGAGAAGGGAAGCGATACCAGCCGAAAAGGAAGGATACGGCACTTCGCTCCCGGTGTTCGGGGTGATCACCTACATCATTAATGATGCGAGACTGGGGGAGTTTGATGACTGCCCGGTGATGTAA